ACTTTAGCACTTAGAGCTTGTTCCATGAACATTAACTTTAAGTAATTTGTATTTGTTTCTCTATAATGTCCTTCACGGCTGCTCTTGAACTCAGCAATTTTAGCACGAGTTTCGTTTAGCATTTGAACAGCGGCAGCATGACTGACACTAGAAACGTCAACTTTCTTTCCAAACTGAGAAGTATAATGCTCAGAAAGTTTCTTTGAGTTAAGTTTAGGTGCTAGATCATTTAGATTCATCGTTAAATCCCTTAATTTTAATATATTTAGTCAACTTTACAGTTTTATTAAGATTGATTTTTGCTTCTTGTAACTTTCCAATGTCATCATTGATTCTAATTAATAATAATTCTTTATCATCATCATTAGTAACTGTTTTTAGTATTCTTTTTCTGTTTGCAATTTGAAAACGATAATCCTGAATACGTTTATCGTTAACTAATAAACTGTTAGCACTTTTCCAATTGTTCTTGCTATCAAAGATACACCAACTTAATGCTGTTGAACTTGCATTAACTGTGTCAACATATTGTTCATACTTGTATATTTCATAGTAATCTTCTTTTTCTACGATAGTATACTTTCCTAATATATGATATTTTTTACCATCTTGCACAATAGGTGGCACACCTTCTTTGTCAAAGAAGCGTTTTACTTTATCTGTAATTGCATCAACACTAATCATAATTCTGTTATCCAAATGTTTTGATTATTGCCACTGGTGTGAATGTAAGGCAATATTTCTGCGTGTTCGTCTAATCCTATAATAATAGGAGTTCCTTCTAAATCTTGTTTAAGTCCGCCAAGTGGATCGTTATCTATTAAAAATACATCTACTGTTTCGTTAACAAACGTAAAACACCAACGATTATTTTCAATAGTTGTATCTGTCATTTGCATAGGTTGGGTTCTAAACAATAATACTTGTATTACTGTTTCCCAGTTACTTTGCTGACGTCTAAATTTGTTCCATTCATCAACTGTGTTTATTTCTTTACCGTTGATTTTGGTCGGTAATGATTGCTGTTTGTATGGTCTGTTAATACCGGTTTGAGTTATGTCAAACGCTGTGCATACTTTTATTTGTTGCATAACTCCACCAATACTTTTAATCGTTCTAATTGTTCTTGTATTGCCGGATGACGTTCTGCTAACCCATCCCAATCATATCTTAATGCGAACCCATTCCAGTGTTCGTAGGTATTTTGTTCGACAAGCCTGCGCTCAGTTGACCCTGCGTGTCTAGCAAACACAGTTTTTCCACCGTCTGGCGATTCATACACAATAAAAGGACTTTTTTGCATAGCGTATTTAAGGCCAATAAAAAAGCCCAGTATAAAACTGGGCTTTTTTTGTTTTGTTAGTAATTAAATTACTGAACGAAACCAGTTACGTCTGCGATAGTGAATGTAGCACCACCTGCTGAAATAGTAGCAGCAGCAGCGAAATCGCTGTCTTCTGCACCACTTAGGATCATATACATAGTTTGAGTTGAAGCAGCAGTGAAAGTACCGATAACTTCGATAGTTGCAGTCTGCTGAATGTTCTGAACTAGTGCATCTGCTTCAGCTTGGCTGATTGCAGAACCCTTAGCGAATGATTTAACAAGTAGATTACGACCTACAAATTCACCTGCTGCGGTATAACCGTGTGCGCGAGTTACTCCTGGCATAATTATTCTCCTTAATTGTTTATGTTACTATTATTTAGTAAAAAGATAAAAAAACTTACCCCAGATCTGGATTATTTTTTGCAAAATTAGCAGCACTAAAACGCATACGATCTACAAACTTAACAGGACCGTGCTCTGTATCTGCTACATATCCTTCGTGTCCTGGTTCGCCAGCAATATGTGCGTGGACAGGACCAGTTTGTGCATCAAGTTGTTTTACAATACTACTCTTTACTGCTGAAATTGTTAGAAATGCTTTAATAATTGCAGCAAATCCACGCTTGTGTTCTGAGATATATTGTTTAATATTGTTTGCTTTATTTGTTGTTGCGGCTGTTTCGATCCAACCAATAAACCCGCCTGCTAAGTTATCGTAATGTCCTTCTCTAACACGTGAATTAACAAATTTTTTAATTTGCTCTGGCAGATCAGTAATCTTACGAGCTCTAAATTCTTCCGGACGCATAAAGTCATTAACTTCGGGTATCAAACTCTTTAACCCATTTAGTGCATTTAAATCTTTTTTAGTTAAACTAACATTTGGGGTTTCGTCAAAGTAAGGATCTAAAATCAATACACCCGGGCTATGTTGCAAACTATTACCAACATGTTTAATAGCTTGACTAGATCCATCTTCATTCACGTGAGTATGTATAGCAACAGCAACTTCTGCTTTGCTGATAGCACGACCAATGTCTGAATCAGCATCGACTTCGTATGTAATAGTGTTAGGTGTAAACACATATTGGTTATGTTTACTCTTTTCTGGCTTAGGTTGTTCAGGAGTACCAAACAACAAATCGCCTTGTACATAACCACGGAAGTTAGGCGATACCACTCGTTCTAATAATGGAAATAGCTTTTGGTACATAGCAATTAATTCGCCACGCTCGCCTTTGCGTTGACTCATTATGTCTGCTAGCATGTCTGGTGATGTTGCTCTACCATTATAACCTTTAGCACTAAACCCTGATTTATCAGTTAATACAAACTGACCTTTTGGATTGCGTCCAAAAATAACAGCAGGTTTGCCATCCCATTTAATTGTAACATGCTCTGTAGTATCTGCCATATTAGAAAGAATACTAACAGCTTGTTCTATACCGCGGCCACCTTGTGTAAATGGTAAATCTTCAGGATGCTCAATACGAGCTTCCATTAAATTTTGTTCGTATAAACCGTAAATGCCCGGGGTAGTTAATCTATCACGTAGTTTAGCAAGGAAGTAACTTTCCGATACGCCTTGCTCTAATTGTAGTCCTTCACGCTCAAAATACTCGCGAGCATCTTTAATCTTTGCTTCGCGATTAGGATCACGTGCTAGTGCATTCATAATAGTTTCAACAGAGTGTAAATCTTCTTTACGTGCTGTTGGGCTTAATAAAACTTTAGCAATTTCGTCCCAATTATTTGTTACAAGTTCATTTGTGTCTCTTGCAATTAATCCTTGTGTTTGATTAATTTTATATCCTACTGCTTTAGCAATAGAACTTAATAATACATTACGATGCATGCCTTTGAAGTTTGAATCTGGTGCAGAGTGTAGGAAATATGTCGAATATGCTAAATCAGGCACAAACATAAAGTCAGTTTGCACAAATCCATTTTTAGGATTTCCAGCAATAGGCGTTTTAAAATGCACGTTAATTCCCGACTTTTTAATCCATTCTTTTGGATTACCATTGTTTGCTTCTACCCAACGTGTTAGTGTATTAACTAATCCATCTTTATTATATTTTGAAGCGTTGACACCTAAATCTAAATCACCCGACGTTGCTTTTTTACCTGTTGTGCCAAGCATATTTTGCAAAAGTGGAAGTTTAGTAATTTGTTCTAGCCATTGAACTGTTGGTTTTACTTCGTCGCGAACAATACGATCTGTTGCAGATGATCCATCTGCATTTTTAAATACGTTTCCGCCTTCTAATAAAGTATAAATCGATTTCATTATCTGTGACCTGTTGTTTCTTTCCAAGAGGCAATTTCATCAACTGTTAATTCTCTATATTGGTTACCGCCATCGTTGAGTAACTGGATGGCAGTTCGTCTTGCGACCTGGGTATTTCCTGCAGCTAGTTGATCATCTGAAATGACACCTAACGAATGAATCACAGACGGGTCCTTAATTATTAATCGTTCATCAAATATAAACTGGTTCGATGATTGTGCAATTTCTGGAAAAATAAAAGTAACAGGTTGCTGCGGTGTAGCAGACGGTCTTCTACTTCTTGCACGGCGAGACTTTGGTCTCGCTTCAACTAATGCAACACCGTTTTGTTCTGTTGCATTCATATTGTACCAGATGTTATTAAACTTAACTAATCTCTGTCTAGTAGATCCATAATTTAGAATAATTACCGGAACAATTAGACCTTTAACTCTAGGAACTTGATTGCCAAATTTACCACCATATGGCGTATTCGCTAATTTTCTGTTTAATACATCGACCTTAGGTCCTAAAGTCGGACTCATCTGTGACGAGATTCCACTAGTAATAATCACAAAGGCAGCATTTTGTGCTTTTTGATTATTTAAATTATCACCAAGTTCTAATATGTCGTTAACCGCGTTTTCAACTTTTTTTGTATATGATGCGTTTAGTTGATTATAAACTAATTTCTCTAATAACTCTCTATAATAGGATTCACTGACTTCGTTTGCACCGTGAGCTTGCTGCTGACTGTATCTCATTCGATCCCATTGGGCTAAAAAAGCATCAACTAATAATCGTATTTCATTATCTTGTGCTGCACGAGATGAAGAAAAAGTATTAGAACTTTGACCATTGGGATCTAACCCAAAGTTCATAAACTTTAGAATCTTTTGTCCAAGACTTGGTTTATTGTATAAACTCTGGAAATCCGCTTCTGTTAAAATTACGTCATTGATCTTCATCGGTACGTTTAAGGCTCCGTTCAAATTTTCTTGGATCCCGCGACCGAATAGCGTTCAATAATTTACGGTTTAATACTTCTGCATCTTCTTCAGAATAATTAGAATCAATAAATTCCATTAGCCTAATAGCACTAGAAATTACATTATTAGCACGACTTTCGACCAAATGGGAGCGGTCGCGCTCTACATATAAACTTTCTAATTCTTCAAGAATGCTTCGTGTGCGTTTTTGCATCGCGGATCTCTTTCTATATCGTATTTATGTTAAGAGCCGCTCTTCATCTTGTTCAGTAAGTTGTTAAGCATTGCGCTTTCAACATTTCCTTGAACCTTTGGCACTTCTTCGGTACTATTCATTTTGCTTACAGGCTTAATATTACTCATACTAAACCCTCCAGTGCCTGGAATAGCACTATCTTCAGACTGTTCACAATCTGAAATGCGCAATGTGTTAATATCAAATTCCAAGTCTACCTTGCTACCTACGCCTGAGCTTGAACGTGTTTTCATTAACTGAATCTGATAGCGTCCACGTTCGCGCATTGCGCGACTTGTAAAAATACCAAACACATTATCTGCGGTGTTAATCTTTGAAATACCACCCGAGATGTGCGAGTGGTCAAACTCGATTTCTTCTACTGCTGAACGGTTTAACTGCGATGCTGTTACAAGTACAACGTTTAATTCTTTTGCTAGGTTACGAATTTCTTCTGATACATATTTGTCCTTAACAAACAAATCGCTTGGGCTAACTTTAGCACTTACGGGCATTAACAAGTCCAAATAGTCAATACACAAGAAGTCTACAGTAACACCAGTTTGAATTTGTAGTTCTTTAATATAACTGCGAATATCGTTTACTGTGCTTTGTGCTGGCATGTACTTAATGCGGAACTTACCGGACTTCTTCTGCATCATCTTAACTTTCATCTCAACATTGTCAATATCTTTAAACACTTCTTTACTTGATGTATTTGTCATCATTGAGTCAATACGCATCGAACACAAGTCTTCTGAAAGTTCTAGCGAAATATATACGCCATTGAGCCCAGCCGTTACCCAGTTCACGCTTAGATTCTGCATAAACAAACTTTTACCCGAGCCAGACCCGCCTGCAAAAATCTGTAGCTCACCTCTGTTAAATCCGCCATACAAAGCACGATCCAAATTAAGCCAGCCTGTGCTTACTTGTCCGTTATTGGACTTAATATTCATAAGACGTGTGCGCGGATCTTCAAAGTAGTCTGTGCCCATGTCTTTGTGTAGACTAATTTGTACAGCGTCCTTGATTAGTTTTTCAACTGGATCAAAGTTACCTTTTTCAAGCATATCTGCGGATTTAAGAATAGCACGTTCTAACTCTTGACGCTTAGTAAACTTTTCAAATTCATCCATAAACCAATCATAATGCCCGTCTTTCATTTCGGCTGGAATTGGTTTTAGTTTTGTGCCTACCGCAGCATTGAGCTGTTCCAGCTCGGGCATAGTTTTATATTTGTCGCTATGCTCTTTAATGAATGTTGCTGCTTCACGCAAACTTGGATCAAAGTTATCTACGTTGTAAATGTTTTGCACCCGCACATAACTCTGCGCATCTGCTAGCATCATTTCTAAAAATAATTTTTGTATGTCTACTGTGTATTCTTTCATAATTTCCGTTCAAGAGCTTTTCGTGCTAGCTCAATTTTAATTTTGCTTGAATTCTTGTTCTTAATAATACTTATTAGCGTAGCTAGTTTTCCATAACGCTTTACTGCATCGTTAACATCTTTAATGTCTGCGTCCCAATCTGGAATACTTACTGAAAATCCATACTTAACCGCATCGTTAATTAATGCTAGTCCTGCGCTATCTTGATCCGGTACTACAACAATTTCTCTATTAAGTTTTCGTAATACTGCTGCTTGTGTGTCGCTGATTCTATTTGTTGTCACTGATAAACCGTCAATACTTAATGCGTCAAATTGTCCTTCGACAACAATCGCAAACTGCCAGTTATCGTGCTGCAAGTCTACACCAAACACATATCCTGCTGCTGAGCAGTTGTTTAAGTACTTTGGTTTACGATCGTCTAGAAACCGTGTGGTCCAGCCAACAATCTTGTTATTATATGTATATGGAATCATGATACCAGGGCGTGTTTGTTCTGTGTCTGTTATATATGGATATGCCCAAGGATCAACTGATCTATTACGCAAGTACGCTAATAATTCTACATCATCGTCGTTGATTAAACGTGCAGTTTCTGGTAGTGCAACTTCTGGAAAACTTATTCGTGTTTCTTCTTCTTGTCGTTCGCGAATTAACTGATTAATATTTTTATGTTTTAAACTATCAAGTGTTAAACGTTGTATCTCAATATCTGGAACACCCATCCAAGATAGCAAACGTTGTGCTTTGTAACTTACTGGATAACCGAGAGTAAAACTAGCAGTATAACCACAATTAAAACAGTGATATGACCAGTCGGTATCCGTTGAGAACTTAAAGCCTCCACGTTGTTTGCGATCAGCAGTTTCGCCATTGTGTACGCAGCAAGGAGCATCAAAACTAGTCCAACCGGAACTGTTAGTTTTGCGTTTTCCATTGATATATGATAAGATATTTAACACTCTAGTATTTTAGCATAATTTACATTGCTCTGTCAACAATCTTAAATAGATTTATGGATCACGATACTTATTGTCCGGCAATACATTCTGGAATTTCTGTTAAAGTAAATCAAAACGGTAACGCTATAGTGCGCCCGTGCTGCGAAATGCAATGGGACGGAATTTCACTGAATGATGCAAATGATTATTTTAACCATACTTTAATTAAACAACTTCAAAACGATAATAAAAAAGGCATCTGGTCCAGCTATTGTAATCAATGCAAAACTGTTGAGGATGCTGGAGAATATAGCTATAGGTTAAGTCAAATTGATAGATTTAAAGAAAACAATACAACCAACATTTCTACGTTAGACTTAATGTATGATAATAGTTGCAATCTTGCTTGTAGATCATGCGGGCCTGATTTAAGTACTTACTGGCAAAAACATCTATTAGACAATAACATAATTAATCAGCGATTTAACAATAAACATTCCATTGACTTAACCAATAAAAAGTTTTTATCATTGTTAGACTCGTTGAATATAGAATCTATATCTCAAATTAAAATCAGTGGTGGCGAGCCATTTATTGGAACTGGTTACTGGGAGCTCTTATCAGCATTACCAATTGATATTATTAGCAATACCGAGTTACTAATTCAAAGTAATGGTACCATACGTCTTAGAGATAATCATTTAAAGACGTTTGAGAAGTTTCGTCTGGTAAAAATTAGTTTCAGCATCGACGGATTTGGTGACCGATTTAATTACTTACGTTGGCCTGGCGATTGGCATCAGCTAACAAATAATTTAAATTATGTTAGAGATACTGTTCCATCAAATGTTATGTTTAATGTTGAAGAAACTATTAGCATTTTTAATCTAGCGTATCATAATGAAGTTAAAGATTGGGTCGCTGCTAATTTTTCATCTAATAAGGATGGTGACCCAATTTTATACAATGTGCATCTAGCAAATGGTATTTTTTCATTAGATCAGATTACTAACGAATATATCGATGATAATAATCATCGATATATCAACGATAACTTTACAGAAAATTCTGAAAATATTATTAGAATGATCAAAGTTATTAATCAATTCGATCTGATAAGAAATCAATCTTGGCTTAGAACATTCCCTAAACTAAAAGATTATTATCGTCGATATATTTAATTACTCTTTGTGTTATAATCTCATGTCCTTTTTCATTAGGATGCTTACCAGGAGCAAATACATCACGAAAACGAGATCCAGTATCAATGATCATCTGTTTTGCATTTTCTGTTGGATAGATATGTGTTGGTACCATAATCTCATTTGGTAAAATTTCTAACATGCTATATTGTATTACGGGAATATTATAACGAGCAGCAATACCATCAAAAAATAGTAATGTTTGATCTTTGTTTTTAATTTGTAATTCTTCGCAGAGTTGGTCTTCCATAAACGAACGGAATGTTTCTTTCCATGATGAACTATAGTTTCCCATGCCATGTAATAACCACGAACTGTTTACATGCCTATTCCATTCTGGATCGCCTTTTCCTGATTGATGTTTATTGTTATGCCAACTCCAACGCCATGATTCAGTTAGACCAACGATAAACATAGTGTCAGTTAAATCATGATTCTTAATATACCACGTTGCTGCTTCACGCATGCTAACTAAACTATGTCCTGGAAACGCATGATTTTCGTACTCTAAACCATAATGTTTGGCAACAAGTCCTGGATATGTGTGAGCTAAACGATACGGAGTATTCATATCCCAGTAACGCGGATTATCTTTTTCGTGGGCTAGCTCAGGATCATTTAGTTCATCGCCAAAGGTCCACGAGCAGCCAAATGCCACAAGTTTCTTAATCATATGTGTAATTATGGTTAGTAATTAATGCGAACTGAATTTACTGTGCCGTCTGTATATTCAACTACGGCACGTAGCCATACAAAATTACCTGTAAAGTTAACTGCTGTATTGCCGTCTTCTTGTGTTGTACTGTCTGAAAACACAGTAATGTCTGCCCAGTCTGTAGAACCAGGACTTGTAACTAAACTACCTTGAATAGTAATAGTTCCAGTAAATCCTGTAACAGAAAATAGCGCAGTATGTCGGCCATCGGCTTGTCCATAGTATCCGTTGCCTTTAACAGCAGAACCAGTTACAGTTTGAACAGAACTATCGCTAGGATGCGTTTGTTGTGAAACTAAAAGTTGTGTAGTAATTTGCGCCATATCAATATTTATCTTACATATACGCTGCCAACAGTACCACTAGTACTATCAACTTTCAAACGCATATAGCTGTGTAAGCCTTCTACATTAATGTATTTTGTGTTTGAATCTGCACTGCTGAACGTAGCAGAAGTTAAGTCATACCATTCTGTTCCAGTAGGTGATCCTTGTATAGTTACAGTACCTACAAATGAACTGTTTGTGTATTGTACTGTTTGTAAATATTGCTCTGGTTGCCATTCTGAACTGTAGTTCGTTTGTCCTGCTGTAAAACTCGGTAATGTTATTTCTGAACTTGCTACAAACTCTGGCATAGCACTATCAGCAATGTAAATTACGCCACGTGCTCCGGCATTATCGTCTACATACACAGGTTCTGTAAGTGTTGAACGGTCTACTGTAATAGAGTAATTTGCTAGTTGAGATTGTACATTGTCTAAGTCTGATTCAACAATGGTAAGTTTTGCTTGTCCTCGTGCAGCACTAACTGTTTCTAAATCTCGAGCAAATAGCAATTCTTCGCCTGCTCTATCCATTACACGACAAGTAAATGTTAGTCCTGTAATGTCTACTGGCTTTTGATCCTGATTCAAAAATCTAAACAGGATAACGTTATCGACGCCTTTGCTGGCTTTTAGGTTCTTGCTGTACACAGGATTCCACCTCACATTATGATAGGCTCCAGTGTTGTCCAATAACAACACCACTTGGGTTTGCTGATATAAATATGCTAAAGTTGAATACATAACTACGGAGCCTTTATATACTATTTATGGATACTGAGCTATTCGAAAAGATCACAGACAGATACCCGTTCTTGTCAATAGTTCGGTATGCGGAAAATGAGCACGTTGGTATTATACTAAACCAGGACGCTGCTGTTACTACTATGTATGATTTTGGTAGTATTTTTGAAGAAGAACTGAAAAGAATGTTCTTAGAACTAGGAGAGATTTGGTGGTGGGAAAGTAATCATACTATCCCTATTAACATCTTCTTAAAAAGCGACTGGGAAGTGTTTAAACCTTACTTAAAAACATTTAATAATAAAAATTTAGAAATTATTTCTGGACAAGTTACAAGTCTGTCAGATTTAACAAAGAATCGTAAAAAGCGTAAAAGTATTACTCTTGTGCGGCGTGTTGATTAACAATATTCATATGTAATGCTACAAGATGTGCGTAAGAAATTGCGTGTGCTTTTTTGAATGTATAGCCTTCTTCCGTTTTATCCCAAATAGTTTCTGCTACTTCTGCCCAGGGCTTGCCGATAAGATGTTTCTTGCCTGGTCGAATCATAGCAAGAAACATAGCAAGTCTTGGAATGGTGTTTACATCTAATTGCTTCAACACATCGGCATAGTTATTAATGTGTATAATCTTTTCTACAAACTCGCGTTCGTGTAATCTATGCCAAGGTGGCTCTGTACTCATTAACTGATCATAATGTGCTTGATCCTTAATGTGCTCATAAACGTGAACATTAAGGAAGTCAATTTTAAAATATCCTAGTTCTTCTGCCTTCTTATAATCAATACTTGCGCAATTATGTACAGGATCAGTTGGGATTGGTGTTACATATACACCAGAGTTATGTTTGCGATCCTGCTGACGTGCTGGTATGTGCTTAATTAAACTCAATATAGCATCTCTGTTTCCAAAATCAATATCAATATCTGCACTCATTACCAACCTGCCTGCTTTAACATTTCCTTAACATATTCCTGGTCTGCAATATATTTGCTAAAAATACGTTCCCAGGTTTCTGGGTAAATGTATTCCCAAATAATCTTTTGTTGTTCTTCGTTTAGTTTACTTAAGAATTCCATGCCGCTTGACGAATTATATATTACCCAAGGACTGAGTGTGCCTTTAGTAATTAATTGGCACACACGATTTGGATTATTAAAACGTATTACATCTTGTGGGTTAGAATGATTTTCTTCGCCCCATACAATACTGTATTCCATTGCTCGCACTAACGCACGATCAGCACGTTCAGACACTAACAAGTTCATTAAGTATTCTTGATAGATGCTGTCTTTAGCCCAATGGTCTAATTTCTTATTGTTCTTGACTACGTACTCAATAAACTTTGGCACATCAATTGCACCAATAGATATACAATAGCGTCCAAACTTAACAAATGCTTTGTAATATGGACTACTGGCAAAATCGTCAAATGTTTTTAGTTTTGCTGAGCCTTGTGTATATTCAAAAAACTTTAGATATGCTTGATATCCAAGTTGAACTCCACGCTCATCTTTTTCTTGAAAACGCTTTTTTTGTTCGCAGACATGTACTGCAAGACTGCTTTCGCGCTTAAACTCACGTTCGCAATATCGGCAAGTATATGTATCAGTTGTTTCCGTGGAGTTTAATGTACTCATCTACTTCTTTTTTAGTGACCATGGTTGCTAACACTTCAATGTCACTTATTTTAACATTTGGAAATAGTTCTGTCAAACGCTTTTTGTGTTCGGAAGATTTATCTTCTTTCTTTTTTATTTGTAGCCACTTATGCTTTTGCGGGCCAATACCTGGTGCTGCTGCACATAATTCTAACCATTGTAATTTAGGATGCTTATTGATCTCGTACCAGTTCTTGTTACAGTAATGATTAGTTGCTGCTAGATAATAGTGTTGAATCTCCCTTGACCCTTCTACGCTTGCTCCCCATTTTAACGCCAGAAAGGCACTAAAGCCTTTGCGTTCTTCGTCGCTTAGATTATCATAAAAGTCATAATCCTTGCGATCCATTGCACCAAGCATTTTAAAAATATCTAGTTTAGCCGCCACCGTTAATATTCCTATCTGGTCCTGTTAGCACGTCCCACATGCGATGCTTTTCTACTTCTTGCTCGTATTCTGAACTGTCTGGAAGTTGATTAATTACACGTTCGACTTCTCGCATATGTTTGTTAAATAGATCTGCGAGTTTAGGATGACGTTCTTCCATTTCATAATCACGTTCTGGAATGTTTAGCACACGTTCAATGATTTTAATACGTTCTTCTAAGTCCCAAGTACCTTTATCACCATGTACTCTGATACCGTTGGAAATATTTTCGTTATTACCGAGAGATGTGTTACCCCAATTTAACCCTGCTGTGTTAATTGTATAATCGTCGTAATCATCATAGTTATACGGAACAGTAATAGTTACCGGGTTTCCGTATTCGTCGTCAACATCTACCATTGTTACAGTAATATTGTCATCCTTCATATTACCCCCACGCTTTATTATAATCTACCACTTCGCAGTTACGGGATACGTCTTTAATAAAGTAAACACATTCAGGATTCTCACCATCTGTCAATGGCACGGCTAAAAATTGGCCATTCTTTAGTTTAGGTGCATACCAGTTTACTTCATTGTACACATCCACGATTTCAATTGGAAGAAAACTTGCAGAATATGACGAAAGGCTATTGAATTGAAATACTTTAAAATCTCTGTCGTTGAGGCTAGTAAGTGGCAATGCCTCTAAATCACCTAGCTCGTCCTCGCCAATTAGTACTTGCCAATCTAAAGGCATTTTAATTTGTTTGTTGCCAATCTTTAATACCAATGCAGGACTAGTAAATGATTCTAAGAAGATTAGCGGAATATAAAAGTAATCAGGATTATTAGGATCGCTATTGTCAAGAATAGCGAAGCGCATATCATCAATTTCTTCTGGTAGCGTATCTAAGTTATATGCTGTATTGTCTAGTGTGTGAATTCTCATAGTATTATTATAGTATAGTTTAGTTTTGATTGCGACCTAATATTACACCAAAATCTCTTTCTTCAAGTATAGTATATCCAATTGCTAATAGGTATGGAACCACTGCTCCGCCTTTACCAATAAACACACCGTTATGTCTGTAAGTGTCATCTAAACAAACAACAGCATCTCTACTCATCAATGGCATTAAGTGTAGCATTTGATTCAAATGTTGTGTTTGGCAATCAAGATTATTCATCTCAATGCCTTGTAGTGTATACCAAGTACGCTGTTTAGCAATCATTGAGTTTTCAATTTCAATGTTCCAGTCCCAATCGTAATTGTCTAAGTACAATACTTTGATATATTGTTTAGACAATCGTGACATCATTTGTGCCGCAAAGTACGTTCCGTTTTCATTATAAAATTCATAATATGGGTGTAGTTCAACTGGAATATGTCTACGTAATCTGCTCTCACATTCAGCATCTAAATCACAAGTATACAATTTAGTGCTGTTGTCTTTTGCCATTTGTGCAAAGTACGCACTAGATCCTTCCCAACGGTCGCTACCAATCTCGACGATGATTTCTTCTGGGCCAAAGGTACTAACATAGTTGTGAACGTCTTGATAAAGTTTTCCCATTATTTCCACTCATATTTTTCTTGTGTAAATGGATAGTTTGCTTCTTTATAAAACGCTTTACGTTTAGTTAAATGTCGTTTAGCAAACTTACACGTTGAAGTTATGTCCCAGATCTGGACATGGTCTTTATCTTGTGCTTTTCGTATACCACGGCCAATGGACTGAATAACACGAACAAAAGACTTGCCAGGCTCAACGAGAACAAGATTGAAAATACGAGGAATATTAATGCCAACGGCAGCAACACCATACGTTGCAACAATAATTTTATTGTCTGCTTCTGAAATTTCATCATAATGATCCTGTCTATCCTTTGCTTTTGTAGCGCCGCTTACAAACACAGCACGGTCACCTAACCGATCAACTAAGTCTGTTCCAGCACTAACACGATCAACAAGTACAAGTGTGTTGCCTGATTCGTTAATACCTTCTACCATTTGTGCAATAACGTTTAACCTGTCTTGATCGCTTAATAAGAATTTAAGTTCTGCTTGATAGTTAGTATGTTCTGCGTGATCTTGTAATTGTACAATGTTAACATGGCAATTAGCAAGTACGCCTTTTTCTTGTAACTCCGATGCCGCGATTTTATGTATAACAGGTCCAATACTTACATGAAGTGCCTGGAATTCAAATTCTTCTTTTGGAATAGTTCCTGTTAGTCCCCAACGTAGTGGAATCTTTGCCATTGGACCGGTAAGCAGAGTCTTAAGTGCGTCTGCTTTTGCTTGATGTACTTCGTCTACAATAACACAAACAACATCTTCTAAAAACTCACCAATGGAAATAGGTGCCTGTTGATTGCGTGTTGCTTTTAATAGCGAGTTAAGCGATTGCCACGTACAAATAGTATGCGTCTTGCCAAACTCTTTTCTATCGCCAAAGAATACACCAACATCTAACTTCATATTAATGTAGTCCTTTTCGGTCTGCGTTACCAAACTTTTGTTAGGTACAATAACAATCGATCGTCCATACTGTTCAACACGCTGACTTAGAGATGCTGTCATGATGGTTTTACCAGCGCCTTTAGCGATCTCTTGTAAGCTCTGTGGATTTTCCAGAAAGTTATTAACCACTTCAATTTGGTAGTCACGCATTTCAACAGGCTGGCCCTCAGCAGGATGACCCTTGGGCCAAGTAATGTGTGAGTAGCTGTCCTTTTCTACACGTTCAAATTCAAACGCTGTGCGATAATTACGTTGGTCATCAACTACAACGTCGTAATTGTACTCTGCTAGTATAGGAACAATTTCAGGAAGCAAGTTAACATATGTGCTGCCACCAAGCTGGAAGAATGCTACTTTGCCATCCCAACGTCCAAGACGAACTGCTGGCAAATAACGTGCGTGCGGCACAATATACTTGAACCGATTCACAAGTTTTTGCCGTGTTGAAAGTTCTAAGCCTTCAATCTTAACGTTTACTTCGTCTTTAATTATTAGTCGTGCTTGTTTCATCTTCTACTACTGTAATAACTTTCTTAGCGATATGTGCAAGTGCTTCGTAATTAAACGCTGTTCCTGGCATATAAACTACACAATCAACCCCATTATCCAATGTATAGTTATCGCCATCACTACTAAACACATAGTAATCACCTAACCCCTTTCCAGTTAACCTTAAATCTGCAATGCTAAAAGATTTTTCCGGAACAAGTGTATCAGGTTGCGCTGGTTGATCCCAAATTATATTATCGTTGCTAACTTTATGGATAATAACTAAATTGTTATCAGTGTTATTGATCCACTCTTTAACTACTTTAACTTCGCTAGCAGTAATTGTTAACTCTCGAGTACAAGCAATACGACCCAAGTTATATCCGTATTCGTGAGCAATGCGGCTTTGGAATGCATCGCTTAATGTAATGTCCATTCCAACTAAATCTCTCGCAACTTCAAGTGTCAATTTGTTTGGGGGCAATGCTTTTAATAAACCAGGACTTAGGTTGCTTACCATATAGCCATCGTTATGTAACTCAGCAAAAGGGCACCAATTAAACTCATCGCCGTGTATACTGTCTACAATGTCTTGAACTGATTTGTCAACAGCGAACTCGTGTAACTTAGAAAAATAATATAAGTCTCTAATTAATGTAGGATATGCAGTACCACGCCATACACGTTCATTTTTATCCCAATGGACGTACTCGTGATTCTCCGACGATACCATTAATCCATAATCGTGTCCTGCATCTTGAAGTAGTGTGCGTAAGTCTTTAACTGTTTCTTTATTAAATGGGAAACGTAATTTAATAATATCAGCATCAATCCATAGTAGTGGTGCATAACTTGGATCAAATTCTACAACTGGGTTGATCCATTGCTTACTAAGAATGTATTCTTCATCAAAAGCGCCATTAGACTCTGCAAAAATTTGTTTACGGTACTTGTGTACAATTTTTTCCCATAATCCATTTTGTTTAACAGTAAGCGAACGATTATCAGAAATAAAACGAGCCACATTCTCCATAAAGGAAATGTCATAGCGAGAAAAACGCAAGTTTTCTCGCATCCATAAATGTGCTGAATCTCTGTCTACAACTTTTCGTATCATGCTTCTATTATAACACAAAATTAAAAAAGGCGCAAGAGTATTTCATCTTGCGCCAACTAAACCAGAGAACTTTAGGAGTTCAACATAGCATATTGTGTTCTCTAGTTTAAAAACTTTTTGTATGAATTTCCTCGATGTGTATCTTTAATTGTAACATATTCGACAAACTCGTTCCATCTATCCAAATCAAATTTGGATTTCTCTATTAGATTTAGAAATGCTTGCAACTGTATAACAATATATTCTGGATATTTTTTAGTCGATATCCATTTTGATAAATTTTCTATGGCAATTTTACGATCATTGTCTGTTAGATTTTTACTATGTAGATATTCTTGTTCTACTGTAACTAAGTTAATATGTATATTGTTTTCTACTGCAAAATCAATAAGGGAATCTAAGTACTTAATATTTAAGTTCTGTACCACACAATGTATCACAGGATTAATATTTTTTAGTTGAATAATTTTAAGTATATTATTCTTAGTTATTTCCCAAATTCCTGGATAACGTATATATTCATATATATCGTCTGTACCATCAACAGAAAACATAATACGTACTAATTTAAACTTTTCTAACACTTCTTGCCAGTTATCATTCCAAATACTAGCATTGGTATCAATATGAAGCATCATAGTACTGGCTTTTTCACTTGGAAGTTTTCTTATTATTTCTAAAAGTTTTTTATTATAGAAAGGTTCGCCACCACGAACCGTCAACAATCGTAAATCTAAATTTAGCAGTTGTTCTAGTCTAGAAATTTCTTCGTCGGACCACTTATATTGCTCTTTGAAAAGAGGTTTGTTTCTCCACAAATGTGATTTATTATTAAACTTATCTAATCCTATTTCAAGGTTTTCTTTTAGAATAAAAGAACTCGATCGCGGAACGCACATCAAACAACCATAATTACACAAATTACCAATTTGTATTTCAGCAGTGATTAATTTTTGTATTGCTCGTTTTCCACCTAAAAATTTATATTCATTAGCAGTTCTTGTTCTTAAGCTAGATAAACCAGCATCTTCTGGGACCCAGCACTCGTCGGTACATCCAACATGCCGTTTATTTTCTATAAACGATTCTTGAACTGATTTCAAATAATCACTTGTTAACCAATTTTGCAACCAATTTTCATCGTCGGCAATGTTTAATTGTTTGTCTGGGTCAATTTTATGCGCACAGCATGGGGAGATACCTCCCCATGTGTTTATAAACAGGTGCGAAAATGGAATTTGACAATAATTATCCTGGCTCATTTAGAAACTGTTCTTCATACAAGTCACTGCTGCCATTTCCTTCCAGCGAGCTGGACTTACTTTAATTAGATCTGCTAACTTCAGTGCCATACGTAATGACATTTCACGCAGATTATCTTTATTCTCTTCCATAAATGTAATTATTTGATCCGGCTCGTCACTATTAAAATAGTAATGCTCAAACAAGTCGCCTTTACGATGGATCTGCTTAATACGCAAGAACTTATCGCGCATAGTATCCATTGTCAAATCAATATAATGACAACGACTCTGAAGTGCTTCCAGGTGATCCTGTAGCTTCTTGCTACGCACGTGATCAAACTTCAAGTTAGTAATAAAAATCACTGCGCCGTGGAAGTCAAAACGGTCTGGGATACCTTCACGACGCAGTAGCGAGCTATCCGCATTCCAGTGGATAGTGCGCTTCTTCCCAGAATCAAGAGCCGCTTTAAGCAAATTTAATGAAAGGTCGTCCATGAGAACGGAGTCGCAATCGTCAAATACAAGCACATTGCCTTTGTCAGCATGGTTGTAAAGCGTAGCGTATAACCCAATTGGAGTCATAGCACCCTTAACTACTTCGTACTTGACTTTGCTACCAGCAAGGCGGTCAAACATTGAGCTCTTTTCAAGCTCGCGCTGTACGCCATAAGACTTGCCCACGCCCGGAGGACCCACTACAATCATAGCACGCACGTCGCTATTAATTGTTGCTCGGGTCATTTCCTCCAGGACACCAAAGCGTGTTTCGATGCGGTCCATGATTTGTTCATCAGTCTCTACAGCAC